TTCTTCCACCTTCTGACAATCGCACATTTCAGGGGTGCAGTTCTCACAAGTACATTCTCCATACTCTCCACAAGCTACACATTCACAATTATTACAAGCCATTTTATTTTCCTCCTATTTAGCTCTACTTGGTTTTCTTATTGTTCCACCATTAGCATAATTCTTTTTTACTTTACCACCTTTAGCTTTTGTATATTGCTGTTGTGTCTGCATTTGTGCTTGAGACTTTTGTTGTTGCATTTTATTAAATTCTTTTGTTTGTTCCTGTAATTTTCTTTCAATTTCTTCTTTATCTATCTTTTTTAAAACTTCACTATAACTCATATTAAAGTATTCCTGAGAAAATTTTTCAAGAGCCTCTTTATTTTTTGAAGCTAGTTCTGGTCCAGACATTTTTTTAGTATCTTGCATTATACTCTCCTATTAAGCTCGACGTGGTTTTCTTATTGTTCCACCATTAGCATAGTTCTTTTTTACTTTACCACCTTTAGCTTTTAGTCTTCCTGCTTTATCTGCTTGGCTCGTAACTGTTTCTGCAAATCCACTACCTATAACTGGTACAATTTTTTCTTTTCCTGCATCATACCTAAAATCTTTAGATGCTAGATACTTGTTAAAAAGGTTTTTTGCTTCATCCGTTGCATGCCAAGCTTGTGAAGTTGTCTCTTTACTTTCACCTGTATATCCTTTCTTTTTCATATGCTCTTGAAATTCTTCATGCTCCATATCATACGGATTTTTCTTTGACATTTTATTTCCCCCAAAGTTTCTTTAGATAGTTTTGAACAAGTGTATTATTTAAGAGTAAATCATTATATACTTTTGCTGTTTCATCATCTTTTTTCATAAGTTGAGTAAGTGTCATTGCTGATTCCTGTAGATATTTGAGTATATAAAATTGCTCATATGATACGTTTGATGAAAACCATCCTATAATATTTTCTCTTACTCCTTTAGTAACCTTATTTACTTTATGCGGAAAGATAATTGGAAATATAATTGCTTGTCCTGCTTGTAACTGAAAACCAATTTCTCCCGATTCTGTCTTTATTACAAACTCTCCACCTTCATAATCATCATTTAAATTAATTGAAAATCCGTAGTCATAAAAAACATTATTAGATTTTGGTGATGCTTTAAATGAGTCTATATGATAATCGTAAAAGTCTCCTTCAGTATACCTATTATAAAAATTAACTGATATTCTATTTGGACAATAAACTGAATCTATATACGAATGATTATATAGAAGATCAATTAAATACTTTCTAACTTTCTCAGGAACAGTTGTTTCTGTATTCTTTTTAATATCATAAAACTTACTGATATTCTGTGTCTTTGTTCCATCTGCAAATTTCTTATTCGTAAGTTGGTTTCGTAAATAGGTTGTATCTTCTTCATCTAATAGTTTTAAAAACATTTATTACCTCACAATTTGAACACAGCAAAGAGAGTAGTAGGGTTTTTAAAAGGAACCCTACAAAACCTTTACTCAGATATTACGTACCAGTTGAAACAGTAGCTTTTTCAACAGGGTTCTTAGAAATATCAACTAAGACAACATGCGCTCGAAAACGCCATGCCGTAGTTTTACTTGAACCACCATCAATCACTAGAAGGTCTAGTGTATCGGCGGAAGTTACCAAACAAGAATCAGTACCTTGAGCGCCAAAGAAGTTGATAGAAGTGGTACCATTTGAAGCACCGCCATCAATACATACATCAACATCTCCACCAGTAATACCTACGTCAAACGTAATTTGACCATTACCGGAAGCCTCAAGATTTTCGATTGCTCCACCAACAATTAGCGTATCTGCTGGTAAATCAATCAACTGAACGATGTCACCCTGCTCCAGATCAGTATTATCTACCGCATCATAAACAGGAGAAGTGATAACATAGGCGTTCTGGACACTAGAAGGGTGACCAACAGTACCGCCGCCAGAATGCGTAGCATTATAAGTAGCCATAATTTAGTCCTCCCCTACGTGTTAAGGTCTACGACGCCTTGAAGGACGCCTTTGTAGCCATCACCAGAACCACGAAGAACCTTACGGCCAAAGACGTGTAAACCACGCACGATGTCAGCAAAGCTATCAGGGTCACGGATGACTTCAGTTTTTGCAATATGAGAAGCGGTACATACTGCACTTATATGTCCACCAAGAACGGTTGTTTCACCGCTAGTGGCAGATGGACCAAACGTAAACGCAGCAGCCGAACCAGTAGAACCAGTTTGGATGACGTTAGTTTGATACAATGTAAAACCATGAATTTTACGAGCAGTGACTGCACCGTTCATCAAAGCTGACATATCTTCACCAGTTACACTGGCATCCATCAACTTAGCGTCGGCTTGTTTCAAAATCTCGTAGAATCCAGAATTAGCGACAAACCACCGATTCTCTTGTGGGACATCATTTGCGTCCAACTGTTGAGCAAAACGGGCAAGAAGGTTAGCACATTCATTACCTGTATCACAGGAAATGGCTGCACCAGCCGCACCAGTATCGGTAGTAGCAGTACCTTGAACAGCACTGTCGTTAATTTCTTTTAGGACATTGTAATCAAAAGCTTTCTTCAACGAGAATGCACCCGAAGAAGTTGCTAAAGATTCCCAATTAACATGGCTCTGTCGTTCTTCAATATCATCAACCTTGAAAGCAAAGTAATTGCCCTGATCAACTGTCAGAGTAATTTCAGTGTCAGTGAGGTCTTGGGTATTGACAACAGCACCACGAGTATATGAAGATACAGTAACCGTTGGTTCCTTAATAATCTTCACAGTATCGCCAAAGTTCTCGATTTCTCCCGAATAGTCGGTATTTGTAATTGCTTCAGCAACCGACGCTCTACGGAAGAATTTAAGGACTTTCTGGCTGAATATGCTGGGTAAAAACGCATCGTTGACTAGATTGTCATAACCAGCAGCTCTTCCTACAGACATAATATGTCTCCTTTTCGGTTATATTATTCTTCCCTCTTTTGAAGCCTTAACAATTTCTTTTTCTAATCGTTCAAATTCATGCGGCTTCAATTTAGAGATTTCAGCGTTTGTCCAAATCTTTTTATCTTCATTACTAGTAGCAGGTACAGTTTTTTGCGTAAAAGAAACAGCTTCTGCTGCATCTGCTTTATTAGATTTAGACTTGGGTTGAATATTAGAATCTAGTTTGTAAAGGTCGATTATACGAGCAGCCCATCTAGCATCAGTACGATTTTTATAAATACCATTTGAGATAGTAGGAGGTTGTGAATCTAGCCATGATAAAAATTCTGAACTTTCTTTTAACTCTACAAAGTCGGGGTGTAATACCAACAACTCCTGTTCAGCCGATTTGTATTTGGCTTCTTCTTCTTTCTTATTAAGAGCAGCAATCCTTTGTTCAATTTCTGCTGTTCTTGCTTCTGCTTGAAGTCGGGAAACAGTTTCAACAACTCCATATACATCAGGGAACTCTTGTTTAAACTCTTCAAGTTCTTCTGTTGTCTTAGGCATTGAGGCTAAAGAAGTAGTCTGTTCTGCTAATTTAGTCTTAGCATCGAGCAATTCTTTTTCTTGTTGCCATTCATTTCGTTGACGATCATGATAGCTTTTAAGATCACTATATCTTTTTTGCCAATCATGTTCCTGTTTCTTAGAAATTAGTCCTTCATCTTGCTGAGTATTTGCCTCTTCAGGAAGGTCAGAAAGATTTAGTTCTTCTGTTTCTTCTTCATCAGAATCTAAGAGAGTCCTTCTATATTCATTCTGATATGGGGTAGGCTCTAGTTCTTCCTCTTCATTTTGTTCTTTATCAACCATTATACCTCCTTGGGGCCAAAGCGGGAACTTTGGGTATCCATTCTTGGTGTTTACGAACAGGGCCTTTCGGGTAGCTGTTCAGTTTTATTAAGCAACAGGTTGTATCTGTGCTAATAAATCTTCTTGAGCAGAAGGAGCAGCAGCCATTTCAACAGGCGCTTCTTCATTCTCTCGTTGTTCTCTTATTCTTAAACCACGAGTATTTATTTTCTCTAATTTACTTAATCCTATGTAGTTTGGTAGAGGATAAGGAATTGCTGTTTCCCCTTTAGAAATTTTTATAGGGACTTTTTCAGCAGTTTTAATTACACTTGGAAGATCAACTCCATCTGCTATAGCCATATCAATAGCTTCTCTAAGCATTTTATTTATACTTACTCTTCCAGTTTCGTTTGTTCCTTCTGTATTTATAACATATGATTCGTGTGGAAGGGCCATATCTAAATCATCTGCAACACCAGTTGTTCCATCAGGATCATCAACTATTCCTATAGGACCAAGACCTAGATCGTCTAACTGTGTATCTGCTTGATCATCTTCTACTAGATCACCTTCTTGATATCCTTTAATCTGTCCACCATGTTTCCATTCACCTTCACCGATTGCACCTTCGTCCCCTCCACCAAAACCGGGATCACCAGGACCGGGACCGGGACCGGGACTACCGGGGCCACCACTATAAGATGTAGCAGCGGCAATACCACCTGGAGTGGAAGCAGTACCTACTGTACCAGCAGTCGATGGTGCTGAAGCTGCTATACCTGCACCAGATTCAGGTGAATCGGGAGCAGCAGATGGTGCACCAGTTCCAGGCCCAGGTCCAGTAGGACCATATTCTCCACC